AGCGGAACCATCACAGAAGTAACAACTCTTGGTGGAGCACCAGTTAGCTTATCTGATGGTAACGTAACTCTTACAAATGCTACTCATAGTGGTAGAGTTTTGCTTGTACCAGATGGTGGTCAAGATAATACATACACACTTCCAGCACCTATAGCTGGATCAATGTTTAGATTTGTTTACGCTGGAGGAGCCGCTGACGCAACAGACGCTATAATAATTACTCCAGGAAATACCAACTTTTATATTGGTGGTATTACATTTTTAGATACTGACGGTAATGCAATTAGTTCTGTATTTTCAAATGGTAGCTCAAACAGTAGTATTCAGTTTAATGTTCCTGCTGGATTTGATGTCACTATTATGGGTTTAAATACAACTAATTATCAGATTTTTGGTAACGCTACATCAACGACTGCTCCAGCTTTTGCTGATCAATAATAGGAGATATAAATGGCTGGAACAAGATCTGACGTAAAAGCCTTTAATGTAGATCAAGGAGATGCCGCTGCTATCATAGGACCTGCAAGATCAAGAATAAGACAAATAGTAGTGTTCGGTAATTCTGCGGGTGCTCTTACCATAACAGATGGTAATGGTGGAAGTAATTTAATAGTGCAAAGTTTTCCAACTGGATTACATACTCTTAATATTCCAGACAATGGTATATTAGCAGAGAGTGGTGCATATCTATCTGCTTTCACTGGCAGCGGTAATAAGCTCACTATATTCTTATCGTAATGGCTAGAACAAGAGACAAGCAACCTCCTAAGACCAAAAAGTATTTTCGCCCTACTAAGGCTGGGGCGGGAATGACTAAGGCTGGGGTTGCTCGTTATCGAAGAGAAAATCCAGGCAGTAAATTAAAAACTGCTGTTACTGGTAAAGTTAAAGCTGGGAGTAAGGCTGCAAAAAGAAGAAAATCATTCTGTGCAAGAAGTGCAGGTCAGATGAAAAAGTTTCCTAAAGCAGCCAAGAATCCTAATAGTAGATTGAGACAAGCAAGAAGAAGATGGAAATGTTAAAGAAAAAACCAACACCTAGACCAAAATTAAAAGACTTAACAGAAAATCAACAAAAGCGTTTGTTGAGAACTTACATAGCTAATATGCCACAAAAAGAAAGAACAACTTTTTTGAACAAAGCAATTAAAAATGTATATCCAAAAAGTTTTCCACAAACAAAAACAAAAGACCAAAGATTTAAAAAAAGAGGTGGTAGTGTTAAGAACTAAAGACATGATAAATGGAGTATCAGTTGTTCTCGTTGCTGGATCTATTGCATGGATAGTTACAACACTTATAGAAGTAGACAAAAGAACCGCAATTACTGAAATAAAAGTTAAAGAAAGTAACAAAATGATAACAGCATTGTGGGCAGATTTTATGAAAAGAAAGGGTGAGGATGGCAATCTCGCGGGGATCAATGTCAAAACAGATCACAAAATCTCCTGGAAAACGCTCCTCAAAGTGGAGTAGTGCTAGGAAGAGGCGGATCAATTGTAAAAGACCTAGAGGGTTTTCTGAAAGAGCACATTGTGCCTCTAAAAAAAGGAGAAGTCGTAAGGGGTGAACCAGTTAAAGTATGTCACAAATGCAAGAAGAAAGAGTTTTTTTGCACTTGTTGGAAATTAAAGAAAGGAAGATATTATGCCTAAAGACGCATGTTACCATAAAGTAAAAGCCAGATATAAGGTTTTTCCATCAGCGTATGCCTCAGGTGCTATCGCTAAATGCAGAAAAGTCGGAGCAGCCAACTACGGAACTGGTGGTAAAAAGAAAAAGAAAGCCGAGGGTGGTCTCATGGCTGCAATTAAAAAGGTAGACAGAGAGCAATCAATGAAAGCTAAAGAAGGCAAAGTTGTTAGAATGACTAAACGTAAGTCAAGCAACAAAAATATAGCCAGAGGTTGTGGAGCTATAATGTCTAACAGAAGAAAGAAAACAAAGTATTCGTAATGGCAGTTCGAAAAACAAAAGCGGGTTTAGCACTCAAGCGTTGGTTTAAGGAAGACTGGAAAGATCAACGCACTGGTAAAAAGTGTGGTCGTCAAAAGGGTGAAAAACGTGGTACTCCTTATTGTAGACCTACCAAGAGAATTAGTTCTAAAACTCCAAAAACAGCGTCAGAGATGACAGCAAAAGAAAAAAGTAGTAGGATAGCACAGAAGAAGAGATTAGGGCAACCTAGAGGTGCTCCAAGAAGAGTTAAAGCATTGAGAAGGAAAAAGAAATAATGGCAACTTCAAACTCAAGAGATTTTGATTTAGATGTAGCAGAACTTATCGAAGAAGCCTATGAGAGATGTGGGTTAGAGTTAAGAACTGGTTACGATGCCAGAACAGCTAGACGTTCTTTAAATCTTATGTTTGCCGATTGGGCAAATAGAGGTCTTAACTTATGGACTGTAACACAAGAAACAAAGGCAGTGACATCTGGCACAGCCGTCTATACATTAGATAGTGAGTTTGTAGATTTACTAGAAGTCGTGCTACGAAATAGTTCTGGTACAGATTTTACTCTTACACAAATGAGTCGTGGTGAATATTTAAGGATACCAAACAAAGATAATAGTGGACAACCAAGTCAGTATTTCTTTGACAGACAGATCACTCCCACGATTACATTGTGGTCAACACCAGATACTTCGTACACATTAGTGTATTACTATGTAAGAAGAATACAAGATGCGGACACTCTTGTTAATACTACAGATGCTCCCTTTAGATTTTTACCATGTATGGCAGCTGGTTTAGCGTACTATATATCAATGAAAAAAGCACCAGATAGAATACAGATACTAAAAGCAGTCTATGAAGAAGAGTTTCAAAGAGCGGCTTCTGAGGACGCTAATAGTACACCACTTAAACTAACACCGAATATATCATACTTGAGGTACTAATGGCTAGGTATGCAAGTGGTAGAAAAGCATGGGGTTATTCAGATCGCTCTGGCTTTCGTTATCGTCTTCGTGAAATGAGAAAAGAATGGAATGGACTAAAGGTAGGTCCAGACGAGTATGAAGCTAAACACCCACAGTTAGAACCTAATTATCCAGGCCCAGACCCAACAGCATTATATGAACCAAGACCAAATCAAGATACAGACTTGGTTTCATTTGTAGTATACACCAATGCTGGAGATGGTATAATAGGAAAGAAGTTAACAAATTTTACGGCTACAACTAGCCTTGGAACAGTGACAGTGAGTATAACATGAGCTTTACATTAACCACATTAACAGCATCAATAAAAGAATGGACTGAAAATGACGAATCTACTTTTGTAGCAGAGATACCTTTCTTTATTACAAACGCAGAAGAGAGAATATTTAAATCTGTAGATTTAGATTATTTTAGAAAAAATGTTACTGGAGCTATGACGAGTGGTAATAAGTTTCTTGAAAAACCATCTGATTATTTAGCAACTCACTCATTATCCTATGTGAACGCTAGTAGCGAAAATGTATTTTTATTACAAAAAGATGTAAATTTTATTCAAGAGTATACGGCAAATCCAGCTACAACTGGATCTCCTATTTATTATGCACAGTTTGATGTTGACACTTTTATAGTGGCTCCGACTCCTAGTAGTAGTTTTGCAGTAGAGCTTCACTATTATTACAGACCAGCTTCTCTTACCACAGATGACTCTGGAACAACATGGATCAGCACAAACGCACCAGATGCTCTTCTGTATGCTTCTCTTGTAGAGGCTTATACCTTTATGAAAGGCGAGGCAGATCTTATACAATTATATAACACAAGATATGCAGAAGCCTTGAGTAGACTCAAGACATACGCAGAGGGTAGAAATTATTCTGACTCTTATAGAGACGGTTTGGTAAGAGTTCCTAAGTCTTGACATTTATAAGATAAAATTTATAGTATCTTATATGAAGAAAAAAAGTATAGCGATTGTTGCTCTAGGCAACAGTTTTTCGGAATACATTTTAGCTAAAATACGAAGCGAAAAGTTTGATGAAGTATGGACTATTAATTCCATGTCTGGTGTTATTTATCACGATAAATGTTTTATGATGGATCCACCATCAAGATTTCTTGATACGCCTAATGCGGGCAAACAAACAGATATCATGCAAGATAGATTAACAAAAAAAATGGACATACCTATTTATTCTTGTACTTTAGATAAGAGATGTCCAGACGTAATAGAATATCCTTTACAAGAAGTTATACATAAAAGTGGTTATGCCTATTTTAACAATACTGTGTCTTATGCCATTGCTTATGCAATTATACAAGATATTACAGATTTGCATTTATATGGAATAGATTTCACACATAAAGATGTAGCTTTTGCAGAGGCTGGCAGAGCTTGTTGTGAGTTTTGGTTAGCCATAGCTCTATCAAAAAAGATTAAAATACATATAGCTCATAGCTCTTCTTTACTTGATATGAATGTGCCAAACGATCAAAAACTCTATGGTTATCATAGATTAGATGATCCACTTGTATCTACTGCAACAAACGGAAATATGTTAATAACTAAAAAATCAAAACTAGAACCACCAGAACCATTAGATTCAAAACCTAATCTTATTGGTAGAGAAGATATACCAGGCTTAAGTTACGAGGAGAAAAAAAATGTTTAATATAAGTTTTTCAGAGGTAGGCAGTGTGAATGTCAAAACTTCAAATGGGGGAGGTTTAACGAATGAACAAATAGCTGATCTTGCTGTAGATAAAATAGCAAGCATATCAGATCAAGCACCTCCACATGTAAGACAACAAGCAAAATTATTTAAAGAGCAACTTAAAAGAATATTGTACCATTATATTCTCTTGGCAAGAAAGGAAGAGCGTGCTAGTATTATTCAAGTCCTAAGATCAAATGGTCAAAAGGAAACGGCTGAATATATAAGGAGACTCTAATATGGCTATAGCTCAAGCAATGTGCAATTCTTTTAAAAAAGAATTAATGGAAGGTGTACATAACTTTAAAAATTCAGGAGGCAATACTTTTAGATTAGCACTTTATGCAGAAGGTGGTGGTGGTAAATCAGGCACAACTGCTACTTTAGGTTTTGGCACGACTGCTTATACCACAACTGGAGAGATTGCTAACAGTGGTAGTTATACTGCTGGAGGTGGAGAGCTAACAAGAGTTGATCCATCTGTTGCTACTTCTACTTCTACTGCAACGGCTTTTACAGATTTTGCTGATATAAGTTTTACAACAGCAACAATTACAGCTATGGGTGCATTAATATATAATGACTCAAGTAGTGGTAATAGTGCAGTATGTGTTTTAGATTTTACATCCAACAAGACATCAACATCTGGAACTTTTACAGTTCAGTTTCCAACTGCTGATGCAAGTAATGCGATTATAAGGATAGCATAAATTGTCAAATACTACCTTACAAGGTTGGGGTAGAGGCACATGGGGTCAAGGTCCTTGGAATGAGGAAATTGACGTTGTTGTTACTGGTGTTCAAGGAACAACAGGACTTGGAACTCCAGATGGTATACCTGGTGTAAATGTTGCCGTCACTGGTGTTTCTGCAACCACTGCCATAAGTCAAACTGGTGCAAGCACAGTTACTTTTACTGTTACTGTTGTTTCTGGTAATCCTTCAAATCATCCTTATTACAATCAAGGATCAACAAATAAGTACGCTATTGGTGGATCGACAGCTACCAGTGATGTTACTTTAACTATGTATGAAGGTAATACGTATAGATTCGATCAAAGTGATAGCACTAATGATGGTCATCCAATTAATCTTTATGAAGATAAGGACAAAAATACAACATACACGAGTGGTGTAAGTTACAATATAGATGGTTCTTCTGTCTCTCAATCATCTTATGTTGATACATCTACGTTTAATGCAGGCACAACCAGATATGTAGAAATAACTGTTCCAGACGGAGCACCAACATTGCATTATCAATGCTATAACCATGCTTTGATGGGATATTTTGCCAACACGCTTGGTATCCCTAATGTAGCAACAACAACTGGAGCACCGACTACTGGTGTTGCAGGCACAACTGCACTAGGTTCTGAGACTGTTGTAGCAAGTGTGGATATAGCAGTTACATTAGCCGCAGCACAAAGTGGAATATCAAGTGTTGTCACAGTACCCCAATGTGTGGTATCTTTAACGGGAGTTAGTGCTACTGGTGGCACTGGCGAGGAATTGGTCTACAGTTTGATCGTTCCTAATCAAACAGCTAACTGGCAAGAGGTCGCATAATGGCAAGTACATTTGTTAATAATTTAAG